ATGTCTAATGAAAGATTGAGCAATCTTTGTGCTTCATTAGTATTCTGTGTCGCGACCGCTAGTGTCTGATACGCGGGTCTCAATTTGTCATCAAGAATCCCGAACTCACTCTGTAATCTTTGAATGTAATCCTCAGAAGATGCGGCATCTCGACCAAGTCCAACATTCTTAAGAGCTAAGGCTAATTGCTTCTGGGCTTTCTCATCTTCTGCTGCTGCTTTAACGGCAGCTTTACCATAAGCGAGAACGGCTGTTGCACTAAATGCTAAACCAAAAGCACCTGCAAGTTTTTTAACATTCTTGGTGAGTTTATCCGTTGATGAATCTGCTTGCTTAAAGGCTTTATTGCCTGTGAACTCCGCAGCAATATCAATCATTACATTAGCCATGATTAGCCTCTCGCTCTTGCATTAAGTTTATCTGCTGCGTTTTTAATAGCTGCCAATACTGCTTCTCTAGCCTTGCCATTGTTTTCTTCATAGGCACGGAACAAAGCGCGACCTTCCATTTTCTGATCGCCCTTCATTTGTGAGCTGTACTTGCCCTGTTGCTTCTCTACGAATCTGCTTTGTGGAGTCTTGCGACCCATAGTTTCATAGATCGCTCCAGCAGCACTCTTATTGAATACGCGAGCAAGAGATCTAAAGCCTCTGCGATTCGGCTTGGATGGTGTGGTCTTATAACCAATGCCACCCTTTACAATTCGAGCATTATAAACAGGAAAGCGCGCATCTGAACCCTCACGGGCTAGCCATCCACTAAGGACTTGACCATCATCTGGGAGATAGCCTTTAGCAGCTTTTGTAATAGGCTTTAGAGCTGCTGCAACCTCTTTAGGTAAAGCCTTAGCAAGATCAGGACTGAAAGCGCGTAAAGACTTTCTAAGAGCGACCGCGCCCTTTACGCTTGCTGGCATCGCTCACCTCTTTCGCTTCATCCTTAAGCCCTTGCACTAATGCATCGAGCATGGTCTTGTCTAGATCTAATAACTGCTGTGGCGCGATTCCCAATCTAATGCTTAGCCTAGCGATTAGATAGGTGAACGGAAGATCGCGCTTTAAGCTAAAGGGTCTGAGTCTAATACCTCAACACTCTTAAGTGTCTCGATAAACTCAATCCCGAAAGGCTTAACAGTTTCACCTGACCTGCGTGTTACTTCCCATGCTAACCAATAGACATCGCTCTGCTTTTCTTCATCGCGGAACGCCTTATGGAAGCCCTTTTTAGCGTACTGCTCAAATGAGTACTCCACTGCTGGAGTGATCTCACCTTCTAGTACGCTTCCATCTGTACGAACTATCTTTAGTTTTGCCATGAGCTTGCCCCTTTGTTAGTTTTTTAGAATGTGCCTGTTGTAGCTACTGCAACTGTTGAGTTAGCAGTAAATGTGATCGATTGTACACCGATGTCACTTACGCTGCCGTTAATGTCGGTGGTGTTGTTGACCAACAGGGAAACAGTATAGAGAGGGTTAGTCGCTGAGACTGCTGTTCCCTTTTCCTGTAGGAATACACATGTGACTGTTGTACCCCATGCAGCTTGTAGTGTTGCCAATACATTTGCTGATGCTGTGTCGTTTAGGAAGTCGATTGTTACAGATGATGCTTCTAAGCCCTTTACGAACTTGTGCGCTGTGTCACCCATAGCTGTTACTTCTAGCTCATCGAATGTGCGGTTAAGAGTGATTGATGTTACATGGTCAGAAAGATCAACAGTGTTAATCTTCACGCCTACTTTATTGTTTAGAAATACAGCCATGAGATTATTCCTCGTCTTTCTTAGTAGTTACTGGCTTTGGTGCTGGTGTGCTTACTTGCCCGATTTTCTTCAGGAAGTCAGCGTTTTCTTGTTCCCACTCGGACATGTTTAGCTCCAACTCGTTAGGATTGATACGGACATCTCGCAGCTGAGAAGGTCTCCCGATGCAGCGTTGAGAATACTTGGTGCGCTTATCGCGCTTACATTATAGGTCAAAGATGAGGCAGCGAGCTTTGCGAACACGCCACAGACTGTATCTTCAATCCCGTTAAGGTTTCCCTCATTGTCAAACAATGGCACAGTCATAACGATCTTAAAGTTAGCCATTGGACTAATGCCAATATGTTGATTGTTGCTAGGCGTTAGGTAAGGATCATCTGGAGAGACAATTACAGAGTTAGCAAGGACTGTTGCAGGTGGAAAAGCAAAAGTTTGCCACTTAGCGTTATCGACTAAAGCCGTTGCTAATGTGGTTCTAAGAGTAGTGACGGCAACAGGCATCATCCCACCATGCTGTTAGGTGATAAGCAATGGGCAATCATGCCCCTGATCTTTGCCAGCAGTTGCGCTGACATCCGATAAGGGGATGGCTGGAAATCGACCGCGTTACTGCCTGAAAGGGTGGCTGTACGCGCTTGCCAGATCTCAACAGCTATCATCAAAGCTGCTTGTTGTACTGCTGTATCAGTTGCATAATCTGTTGCACTACTATCTGCAACAATTCCAAAAGGCTGGATGGCATGAGTGCCTTGATCTGCTCCAGTTGCAGAATATGAAATAGAATTTGAGCTAATGGCAGTAATCGTCTTAGTGCCGTTATAGGGGCTTCCATTTCTAGTAATGGTTACGCTTTGTCCAACATAGAAATGTTCTAAAATGTTCTGATCAAAGTAAAGAGTTGCCACATTACCTGAAATCATTTGATGCGTGTTGTATAACTCGTTCTGCCATAACATAGGAAGAAGGACTACATCCGTGGCATCACATACTTCTTGAAGGGTGGCATCTGGATACAAAGTACCGACTCCGAGAGTGCTACGGAGTTCTGCGACTGTCGTAAGTGCCATTCCCATTCCTTTCTTAAGACTCTGGGGAGTAGAGGGCTACTACCCCCCAGAGCGACTTAGAGTGTTACTAGATTACGCGATGTCTAGCTTGCGGAATGCTGTTGGGTAGCGATTAACTACTGCAACATATCCGTAGATGCCAATTTCAAGCTGACCATTTGCAACTACATTTGCACGAATCTGAAGTGTGCCTGATTCGTGGAATCGCATTGCAGCTGATGGATAAACAAGAGCGACCTTAGCGTTACCTGTGTTGCCTGTGTAGTTAGGATCAACCACTAAATCAAGTCCAGCAACAGTTCCCTGAGTTGAGCCTTGAGAAATTAAACCAGCAGCGTTCTGAACAACAGCAGCAGCGAATAGTGGTCTGCCGCTTCCATCATCAGCACCAAGTAGATTTGCATAATCGATATTTACATAACCGCCTGATGGTGCAACCATTAAACGATTTGGTGTAAATCGCATTACACCATAGGAATCTGCAATTCCATCAGCAATAGACTTGTATATAGTTGCGCCAGTTGAGCTGTCAGCACCATCAGCAGCAATAGTTGCTGCGTATGCATCTGTCTTTTGTGCGTATGATGCAGCCAACTCACGAAGATAAAGGTCTAGGAAAGATGGGTCTGAACGATCTACAAGCTCTAGATCGAGCTTTCCAGCTCCAGCAAACTTGACCACATTATCTTCTTGAAAGGTTACTGTAGTGTCTGTAGATGAAAACTCAGCACCTTCAGCAGTTAATGCAACTGTTGCCTGAGTTCCTAGCTTAGGAGTAAAGATCTTCATTCCAGATGCAGGAAGCGCAGCGCGCTCGATGCTATCGATAAACGGGCGTGATGAATCGATGATACCGATTACATCGCGAAGGTATGTTGGTGGAACCATACCTGTGTTTTCTGCGACTGTGGCAACCTGTAGAGCTGCCATTAGTTCGCGAGCATCTGCGTCTCCGCGTGATGCGTTTAGTTGTGCCTTAGCATATTCACCAGCTGTGATGTTTAAGTTAAGGCGAGGATTTGTGTAGTACATTGCTGTAACTGTAGGGCGAGCAGCTTCTACAGCCGCTGCTTCTACTGGTGCTGCTTCGACTGTAGTGTCTTCCACGACTGTCTCGCTTTCTGTTTGTGGGTTTTCTTCAACAGGGATGACTTCCTCTGCTGCGATCTCTAGTATTTCTGAAGACGCAAATGCGGGAACAGTTACTAGAGAAACTTCTTTGAGACGAGCTGATGAAACAACTGTATGTCCATCTTTGGATGGCTGTGATGCAAGGATTTCTGCACCAATGCTTAAGCCTGTAACTAAACCTTCTTGAGCCATAATCAAAGCATCGTTACCGCCAGAT